CCAAGAAGATGTTCACAATTATGTTTCTGTTCAGCTACAATTAATTTAACCATATTTTTCTCCTAAAACTTAAACCCACTGAAACCTTCTGCTTTTTGACGTTTTCCAAATTCACTCTTGTCAAACATAGGGACATCTTCTTGACCTGAGTCAGATAATCCTACTTGAGCAGATGCTTCAACATCATATAATTTCATCTTCGCTCTATCAACTCCGATAACAAATCTCTTATAAAAACTTGGATCATTGTAACGATTCTTTAATTGCTTAACAACAATCTGATTCAACTGTTCAAGTTCTTCATTAGATACTAGCGCAAACATAAGGTCAGCAGTGGCAGGTAATCCAAATGATTCAGAAGTATCTTCCAAACCTGGATCGCTATTTGTAAATCCACTTCGAGTCGTTTGCGTTGCTGACATAATTGGAACATTATATTCTACTGCCAAACCACGCAACTCTTCAGCGATGGATTTAATATATGTATAAGAGTTAATACTTCCACCTTGCTTCATTCTCTGACTTGCGCAGATATTAAGATAATCAATGAAGATAATATTAGGAACGAACTCACGCTTCATCTTTAGTTCCTCAAGCAATGCTCTAAAATGTCCAGAATGAGCACCAGCTGTAGGATATTCTTTAACAATTAACTTACCCTGAGTCTTACTTGAGATCTTCTTAATACGATTATCAAAGATATCTTTATCAATGACTTTCAATTCATCCATAGTAAGATTCAATAAATTCGCATCGATACGTTCAGCGATTCTTTCCTCAGCCATTTCCATAGTAATGTAAAGCACGTTCTTACCTTGGGTCAATACTCCAGCTGCAACGTGACACATAAACAAAGACTTACCAACGCCAGTTCCTGCCAAGACAATGTTTAAAGTTTTCTTGGACAATCCACCCTTGGTAATTTTGTTGAACATATCTAAGTCGAATGGAACCTTTTCTTCAACTCGGTGATAAAATTCATACCTTGCATCGCTATCTTCGATGTAATCGTGACCAACGTGATTATCGAAAGAGATGGCAAGAGCATCAGAAAGGATAGAAGGTATGGCATCTTTGGTGTTAACTTTATCTCCGCCATCAATGATTCGGATCGAGTGTAGAATTGCATTATAGACTGCCTTATCTTTACAGAATTTTTCTGTTTGCTCCAACATCCATGATTCATTAACTTCCTCATGAGTCATAGTATCTACATAACTATTAATCTCGGAAAGTTCTTTGTCATTAATATCAGTTCGGTTTCCCACCTCAATTGATAGAATTTCTTTAGTCAGTGGTTTATTATACTTCGTAAAGAAATCTAAAATAACTTTGGCAAGGATTGCTTCTTTTCTTTCTGAAAAGTAATCTGTTCTGATAAACGGGATTACCTTACGACAATACTGCTCATCATATACAAGATTACTAAGAATCTTCGTTTCTATTCTCATCAATTCCGCCAGTGTAAGTAATGTTGTTTCTTTGTAGTTCTTCTGCCATAATAAACTGAAGCAGTTCACCAATATAGAATTCAAATTGTTCTTTATTGTATTCTACTTGACTATCATGGACTTCATACTCAAAGTTAAGTTTGCAAGTGTCATCAGGTTGCTCCTCAAACTTAACCTTACCGTAAGAATATATTATACCCTGAAATGGTCCAGAAGTCAACTTTATCGCATCATGACCTGTCTTGCGATTTTCAACAAGTACATAAGGTTTTGCAAGATGATCACTCATCAAATGCCAATGCCTCAAGTGCTTCATCAAGGTCATCACGCATCATTACTTCTCCTTGACCAATCGAATATTTGTTCTTGATGAAATCATAGAAAGATTTACTTGTAAGAATTGGTAGCCAGAAATCTTTTGAATCCGTATCTTTCATACGATATTTCTTATCTTCTATAACCCCATTATCCGTGTCCACCTTTGAGTACCAACCATTAGATGGTTTAATAACGTGTCCAGACTCCAAAGCAACATCAAGTAAACCAGACCACTTGCTAAGACCACCCTCAAAAGTAACACTAACAGGGATTTTAGATTTTTCTTTGACATAACGACTTTTCTCCACGTTAATAATAAAGTTGTAACCTACAATCTCTGTTCCTTCTTTTTCTTGTTGACGACCAAGGATATAGACATTATCTGCTGAATACATTGCGCCAGTTCCACCGCCAACAATGGCTTTCGGAAACAAACCAATTTCCATATAGGTATGATTAACAACAACCAAAGGAATATCTTTTAAGTTTAAGTGTGGTGTTACCATACGGAACAAAGACTTCATTTGTTTTGCTCTTGACATATCAGCAACAGACTTACCTTCCATTGCGTCTTCAACTTCTTTCTTAGATGCCAAGTTACCAATTGAATCAATAACAATAATCAAATGATCACCACGTTCAACATTAGACAACTGCTGCATAATATCAAACTTCAATTGTTCTACATCGGTAAGGGGCGTGTGCACAACACGTGACGTGTCGATTCCGAAAGTATCAAAGTAAGACTGAGGAGTACCGAACTCAGAATCGTAAAAAAGTAAAGCAGCATCTGGATATTTGTCTAGGTAAGATTTTGCCATCAGTAAACTGAAAGCAGTTTTAAAGTGTTTGCTTGGACCAGCCCACATTGTGATACCTGGAGTAAGTCCACCATCAAGGCGACCCGATAGGGCTACGTTAATAATTGGAACAGAAGTAGGAATCATATCTTTCTTCTTAAAGAACTTTGATTCAGAAAGAATCGCAGAGTCTTTGATAGTCGAATTCTTTTTAATTTTGTCTAGGATGCTTGCCATATTATACCTTTAGAAATTCTAACAATTGCGTTTCATTTACCATACCAACTTGGCGTTTGATTTCTTTTCCATTATCATCAACAAGCACCATTGTTGGAACAGACCTTACATCATACTGAACTGATTCCATAATCTCTTCATCAATATTAATATTCTCAACTGGAATAGTAACCTTATCACCTGCTCCTGTGATTACCATTGATAATCCTTTACATGGTCCACACCATTCTGCATAAAACTTTTTAACTTTCATATATCCTCCTATGGATTTTGTTTAGAATGTGGAACATCAAATACAAATGTAATCCGAGTGCAATCACCAATGTTTTCAGTTCCGTGCATAAGTTTGTTATTGAACCAAAGTAATGTTCCAGGTTCAACATCATAATACTCATCACCTACAAAATATCTATATCTTCCCTGAATGGATAAATGATAACGATCTCTTGTAAGATAATACGTTCCTTCATCAATGTGGCGACCAACCATACCATCAATAGGTAATGATAAAAATCCACAACGACTAAACTGTTTAAAATTTCTTTTCATGAATCTTACAATTTCTGTATGATTCTTTATTGCTGGAGTTGGAATACAAATCTCACTATTGCCAACAAAGTCTTCAGCTTTCTTTATACCACCCATAACGAGTTGAAGATTACCAATTGGGATATCATCATAACCTCTATCAATAAGAGATTGAGCACCCTCAACATTTCGCTGAGACATCCAATCATCTGGATTATCTTTTAATTGTTTTAATATCTTTGAAACATTAATTCCAGTTTTAATAACTCTAATATTTTTCATACTCTTGGTCCAAGAACCCAACCAACCAAACTCTTTCTAAATCCAGAAGTAACTGGGGTTACTTCATGAGGTATAAGTGAATCAAAGAAAGTTATAGATCCATAAGATCTAGATGCAATAATATTATTAGAATGAATTATAACATCACCCCCAGTATATTCATCTTCTTTAGATAACTGCAGAGTAAATGATAATTTCCTATTCATACCACTGATAACATCGTTTACATTATCATCTACATGTACTCCATAGAATCCTCTATAATTAGAATCATATTCACTATACTGAAGTGGCTCTACCCCATAAAGAGTTTTATTATAATTTGTAGAGTTGACATGTTTAATTGCTATAATTAATTTATCATAGACCCAGTTAAACTCACTATCAGTTAAAAAACAAATATTAGATTTTCTAATCTTATGGGTTTCTACCTCAACATCATAATAATTTTCTGGTGTAATATCTACCCCACCAATTAAGGCAGGATCAGTTTTCACTAATGTTAATTGCTGTTTAAATTTTTCTAATTCATCATTAGAAAAATAATTCTCTACACATAAAACTGGTGTAGACTGTGTATTAAACATCGGATAATATTTTTGATTAACCAAAGAAATCCTCTAACGAACTTTGTTCAGATGTATTCCAACCAAGTGATCCAATAATAATTTGAAGAGCATCAAGAAATACCTTTTCAAATTGCTTATCATAATCTATGTAGGAGTGCAATTGAAACTCTGGTGGCAACTCTTGACTGAATGCAATAACATCTTCTTGGAATGGATTGGGTTTACGAACATAAACAAATCTAATCTTATCACCATCACGGATTGGTTGATACTTTTTATCAAGACCCATCTTCTTTGTATAGTGGTTAAACAATAACGCACCACGGACATGAATCGGAGTTCCCTTAGAATAGATAGGCGAACCAGCGTACTGCTTCATACCATTAACACCACGAGGAAACGCAATCTCTTCAACAGGAAGTTTCTCAAACTCTTTGCGATAATCTAGGATATAGTTTTGTAGGTCTGCTTGATTCCCTTTAAGAATAACCTCAATCGAATCTCGCAATTTATCACGAATAACCGCAGGAGTAGAGGACTTGACCATTTCAAGACCCATAACTTTAATCTTAGGTTTCTCATATTGCACACCTTCTGAATTATGAACATTAAGAATATATCTTTTCTTGGCAGTCCAGATACCTTTATCTGCTAGAACCTCACGCTTCATCTGCATCTTCTGACTATACGCATTCATATAGTCTGCTAATTCTTGATAACCTGAATCAATAAAGGGTTGGAAAACATCTTCACAGATCTTATCCATAAACTTAATCTTCTGTTCATCAGTTTTACCAGCACATGTTTGCTCAACTAATGTTTCAAGAGTAAGGTAGATTGAATCAGTATCAATTGCAACTACATAATCTTTACCTTCTGTCTTCATGGTTTTATTCATGAATGCATTTAACTTGTTTGCCATCCAACGAATAGACAACTGACCTGAAGTAGTAATACCCTCAGCCATACGGATATCAAAGTATCGGAAGTACTGATTACCCATGGCACCATAAGCAGAGTTCAACGCAATCTTCATAGCCATCTGAAGGTTATTCAAACGAGAAATATCTTTAAGCAAGTGCTTCTTAGTCTTATCTTTCTCATACTCTTGTTGAATAGTAAGCATCTGTTTCTTAAACTTGGAACGATTCTTGTACATCTGTTCCATTAGTTCAGGCATGAACCCTTTGAATTCTTTAGTATAAGTCCAGCCATTGGCAGTCAACGCAAGATCTCGTTGCTTAACATATGTAGTATCAATCTCTTGATTCAGCAACTTCTCAACAGTAACGCTTATCTTCTCAGAAGTCAAAGTCTCAGGACTAATGTTATATTGCATAATCAAATGCGGGTACAATGAGTTCAAGTCAAAGGAAGCCATCCATTTATGAAGACCAATGATTGGATCTTTAACATAAGCACCTTCGAACTGAGCATCTTTACCTGAATGCGTTTTCGCAGGGACAACGATACCTTTTTTACGTAGGTGATTATAGATGATCGTATCCCACATACGAACCTGCGAATAAACATCTTCGAAATTAATCTTAGCATTATAAGCCATGGTTAGATGTAACTCAATCAGACGCATCTTATCTTCTAACTTGTCAACCAACTCTACGTCATGAATGTTATAGTCAACGAATTGCTGCCAGTGATTAGTATAGAAATCCTTAAATGAATCTCCTGGATTTACTTTCTTCTTATCACCAAGTTCTTGGTCAGCAATATAATCAAGGCGATATGATTCTTGTTTAGAATATGTATATTTCTTATACAGTTCTAGATAATCTAGTTGAGCGATACCAACGATATCGTAGTGAATCTCTTCATTACCTTTAATGAAAGTCTTACGCTCATTAACATAACCCCATGGACTTAGTTTATTGGATTCACCATCACCAAGTTCACGCTCAATCCTACGAATAAGATACGGCATGTCAAAGAAGTCAGTATTCCAACCAGTAATAACATCTGGATAACTCTTAGTCCAAAATTCTAGGAATTGAGTTAGAAGTCCTTGTTCATTTTTACAGTTAACATAGATTACATCTTCACGTGGATTCGCATAAGACTTGCTACCAAAGGTGATAATACGTTTCGTAGAAAGTTCTTTTACTGTGATTAACAGAATCTCTTCATTGGAAGATTTAATGTCAGGGAAACCCTCTTCAGTTGAAGTCTCAATATCAATTGTGAATACTTTGATCTGTTCCATATCCCAGTTAACATCGTGGGAATAGTTATCGCTGATATATTGATATGCGTAATTTGAGTTTCCATAAACATCAAATCCTTGAACACCTTCATATCGTTTAATAAAGTCGCGAGTTTCTTTAATAGATCCAGGTTGGATTTCATCAACGAATGTTCCCTCCAGTGTCTTCCACTTGGAGGGTTTCTTTGAAGTCACGTAAAGAGTAGGACTAAACTCTAACTTGCGTTGATAGCGTTTACCATTCTCAACACCACGAATGAAGATTCGATCTCCAATAGGGTTTACTGAGGTATAAAATTCCATTAACTCTTTCCATAGAGCAACATCATAGCGTCAAGCGCACAGTCATGAACAGGATGATGTTTAATAACTTGTGCTCGTTCAAATAAGGGGTGGTTCACATCACAATAACCATTAGTACCACCACTGAGTAAATCAACAGCAGTTCTAATGTCTCTCCACATATTATACCCAGTAATTGGTTGCATGTCAAGTTTTTTAGCAAGCGAATCAATTACCATTTGATCAAGAGATCCTCTTGCCCACATAGTCTGTCCAATTGCATTTGGAATCTTGTTCATATATTCGTGCAACTCTTTGATTGCATCTTCAGCGTACATATCTACCGAGTTTGCATCGAAAGACACACTACGAACATATTCATGCTGGTTTGCCCACCACTCAAGTGTTCCAATATCCACAGTTCGACCAAGTCGTTTCGCCTGATCTTTAGCATTCAACTTAACAAAACATGCAGAGTCTAGCAAGTTTTGATAGGTTGGACGTTTCTCTGGGTCGAAGTGAAGTAATGCTGCAGATAGAATGACAGCATTAGATTCAACACCAAGAGTTTCTACGTCAAATATAAACATTAATAATCCCTCTTCTCACCTTCTTTAGTGAACAGAACATTAATCTTTTGTTCGTCTGTCCAATCTTTAAGATATTCATTTTCAATATCACACAGGTCAAGTGCTTCTGCTTCAGAAACAACACGATGACTGAAAATAGTTTCACCAAGATATGTCTGAGAAAATTCTTTTGCTGTTTCGCAAGTAACATCATCCAGAGCATATTCAGGATTATCCTTTGGGGCTTGGACCATATAACTTACTTTATGCTGCGCAATGCAGTCAATCTTTACCCATACTTTATCATTCATCATTCATCTCCTTAGTTAATGCCAGTGAATTCTTCAATGCTTTTTCAGCAACTCGCAATCCATATTCCATCTCATAGATCCTGCGTTTTGCAACATTCAATTGACTAATGTTCTTTTGATTATTCTCGTACAAGTCAATAGTATTTTTCTTGAGTTCCTCAACCCAATCAACTACCTTAATAATAGTTACCCATGTACCATCAGCAAGTTTAGTATGACCATCACGAATACGAAATTCATCAGTCCATCGTTCACCATTCTTATAACTTGGCATTGGCTCAAACAAAAACAATTCTTGTTGCTCTAATTTTCTTAGGAGGATATCAAAGTTTTCTTCAACCATATCTTTACCGTAAAACATTATTCATCTCCCTCATCCGAGTCATACTCTTCATCCTTACCATTCATTGCTGCATGAATATCACAGAGAGTTGTATGCCATCCATTAGTATATGTCTTGCCTGGAGCACCACACTCTTCACATGTACGGTAACTCATGTTCTCAGCAAATGAAATAAAATTCCAGTGCTTATCAGTTGCGCTATTAACATAAAATCGCAACCCACCAAACTTCTCTTTAACTTGAGAAGCAACTGGAACCTTTAATGTTTCCTCATCGAGTTTTGCTTTCGCTTCATCAACAGCTTCTTGTGTTACTGTTTTTGTTCCATAAAGAATATTACCAACACCAGTTTCCATAAGATGTTCATAACGACTTTTTGCGCCACGATAGTCATAAGTCAATAGACCGCAAAGAGTATCGATAATATTATACCAACCATCTCCAGTTTCAAATCCCCAGCACATCGCTGTATGCTGCATGTTCTCATGACGATCTTTAAAGATCAGTGGATACTTTGCGCATAGTGATTCGTCTAGTTCTTTTCTCATGACCAAGTCCTATGGTTTTCTGCTACATGTTCAAGACCATCATACTCATGAATATGCCATTTAACATCGTCAGGAATTTCTACGATGGCGATATCTGCTGCCCAACTATTTGCTGCAACACCCATCTCTTCAATGACTGCGATTAAATCTACATCTGCACGATCCTGAGTCATATCATAATCACTTAGGTAGTGGTCATCATTACCAGAATAACCTGCCTCATAGTAAGATGCGCCAATGAATGAACGACCTTCTTCTGGTTCAACTTTATCGAACGCAATACCTTTACGGTCCAGTAATTTTTCAAATGCTTCATTCGAAATACCAAACCCACCAAAACAACGATTAATTGCTACTTTCATTTTATATCCTTTGAACTATCTGCGATATCTTTATCATCACGAATTTCAATAAACACGGGAAGAAATAAACTCTCGTTTCCCAACTTATTCTTTATTCTACTATTATACTTGATTGCCACAATTTTGTCAACTATTTCTTGACCGTAGTTCTTGCGATGTGCATCATTAAATCCAGAGCCTACACTTACCTTAACTTTGCCATCAGCTGATTCACAAACAATTGCACCAAGCATTCCTGCATATTTTCCAGTACCTTCTTCAATTGCAACAATCTTTAAATCACATTCAAGTTCTCCTTTGAATTTAATTTGTGTTTTGCTACGCTTATCTTCCCAAACACCAGCACCATCTTTAAGAATAATACCTTCGTAACCTTTAGAAAGATAATCTTGGAAGATCTCTTGCGCTTGTTCTAATGTTTCAACGATAGTTGAAGTAACAGCCCAAATCTTTTTACCCTTAGATGATTGTTTATTAACAATCGCTTCAAGAGTTGAGAATCGTTTTGAGTATGGTGATCCAGAATACCCATCAGTAAATTGAACGTAAGGAATCAAATCCCAAACAGAAGCGTGAACCTTTGCAGCATCTTCGGCAGAGATAGTTCCCTTGTTTGCTTTGTTGAGGATACCATTACCAGTCTGACGATCCATAAACTGACAACTATCATCATCCATTACAAGTAGTTCACCATCAAAAACGCAATCAACAGAGCCAGCAAGAGAAATAAACTCTTGCTCCAAATTGCCAAGTAATAAAATTTCTTTGCCATTTCTACTCCTAAATTCACACTTACCATCACGAACGATTGCATTGAACCGCATACCGTCCATTTTCATTTGAGCATAGGCGGGGAATTTAATTTTATCCACCAACTTCTGCTCAAATGGTGAGCAAAGCATGCAAGGATATTCTGGCACTAAGCCCATCCAAACTTTGTTTGCTGTTGATACATCAAAACCACTCTTCAAATCTTTAGCAATAATACGTTCAATAACTTTAGCATCATCTGGGGAACACATTTCTAGAATGAATTTTAAATGATTGATGCCAGCATTACCAGTAAGTGTTCTAGAAGATAACGTATAGAGTTGATTCATTGCTTCAGGCAACGTCATAAAATCAATCTTAATCTTTGACGTATAAACAGGAATCTTACGCTGATAAAATTGAGTGAATGGATCCAGAGCCAAACGAATAACTTCCCTCAGAATTTCATTATCACTATTCGCTTGCAATTGCTCGATCTTAAAATTACGTGAAGCATTCGCAGCAAGAGAATTTAAAAAAGCATTAATATTCATTTGTGTTTCAATTCCTTAAAAGTTCTATACCGCATATCCCAACGAATTGGTTTACTAAATTTTTTAATTTCACCTGTTACCGTATTATAGAATGCATAGATTTTGCTTTTACTATCGCTTGTATAATAGATATGGTTGGGAGCATTGTGCTCCTTCCAGTCAGTTGTCTCTTGGAAAACTCTCATGCTGTTTTCCTGAAGTAACCATAAGGAAGACCAAGCAGGTAGCAGAGGAACTCGTCGTCACCATTTGAACCTTCTGCTTCGTGGATCCAACGCAGGGCCATGTCACGGTCTCGAGCACCCGAGGCGTAGAGCTCCTGCATCCGTTGCTCAAAGGCCACTGCGGCATCCTGCTCGGCGATTTGGCGCTCTTGCTCGTTCTTGGCAATCAAGTCCTGCAGGTAGTTGAACTCAGCTTCAAAGGTGGCATCATCCCAGTTGGTGGTGTCAACACCACGTGGGCGAACTCCATACGCATCTTTATACATATCCCAGTACTGGCACTGCATTTGTTCCAGTACAGACATCTCTTCCCAAGATAAAAATTCAGACATAACGATCTCCAATTAAACGAAAGACTTGCTAGGAAAACCAACAGCGAAACCAGAAGTGCCAGTGGATGCAGTACGAGTAGTTTTACCACGCATCAACATCTTAGGTGCTTTGCGTGATTTTACAACCTCAATAGAACCACCTTGTTTCAAAAATTGTTTCAGTGCTTGTTCCATTTCAGCACGCAACTCAGTTTTAGACTTATACATAATCAGTTCCTTTTCAATCATTATACATATAGTATACCTTAGATCTGAATTAAAGTAAAGCGAAATGTTGAAAAACCCTACATAAAGTAGGGTTATTTTTGGTAAAAACAGAGGTTTTTAGACCCCGAGAGAGGGGTTTTGGGAGGTAGGGGTGAGTAAACCCCTGATTGAAGCCGTAAAACGTCCCTACGGTCGTCCTAGCACGTCCTAGGAGACGATTTTTAGTCCGCTTAAAGCACTGGCTGAAACGACCTCGATACCCGAGCCAAAGATTCGGTTATATTCGTTCGCCATATTCTTGGCTGGGATACCCTCAGTCGCGATCGATGAGGCATAAAGAGTGATGTCACTTTCGGCATATGGCATATATGGAGCAAGTCCAACGCCAACACCTTTATCTGTTTGCTGAATTACAATTGCAGCTGGATCAGATAGCGTATATCCAAGCCCAGTGATTTCAGTCTTGGCGATAATCTCTTCACCATTCAATAATTTAAATACTTTAATCATTATACTTCCTCTATCATAAGTTCAATAAAATTTGCTGCTTCATCTTGACTCTGGAAAATCTGCATTATGATTTTATCAATATCATAAACGTGTTGCATAAAAACCATAATCTGTTTATTCTTATACACCGAAACTTTCAATGTCCAATTCCCTCTGCGAACCAGAAAGAAAGATATGAGGTTTGGTGATAGTTTTGCTTTCATCATAACAAGTATTTAGGGGATCAAAAGATTCTCTATATACTTCAGGGGTCATAAATGACCCCTGCTTGTTATGTTTTCTTTGGTTCTGGTATCTTACCGTTTACCCAATCCCAATCATCATCTGTCATTGGAATCCAATTGAGCATTATAATCTCCTTTGTTGGGAGTTATTGTATACCCTAGTCCAATGATCAACATCACTGGCATTTGAAGGATTCTTAGAAAGAATAAATTGTTCTAACTGAGATCTTTGTCTAAACAAGGTAGAGAGTTTAGATAAAATAAATTTCATTTTATTTTACCTATTTTGTAGGCTTTGAATAATTGAATACCCTCAGAAATACCGATAACGACATTCTTAAAGTGATTCAGCAGCTTTGTCATAAGAGTCCTCTTGTAAGAATTCTTTTTTACCTGCAGTCTTCACTGGAACTTTCTTTGGTTTCTTTTCTTCTGGAACTAAACGCTCCAAAACAATCTTAAGCATACCATTGAATAGTTCTGCGTTCTTAACTTCAATATGATCATCGATAGCAAACGCACGAGTAAACGCACGAGTAGCAATACCTTTGAATAAGAAGTTATCTTCTAACGCATCAAGACTTGCGTCAACATTACCCTTAACAATTAATTTACCACCATCAATCTCAACATCAATCTCATTCTGTCCGAAACCAGCAACTGCGATTTCGATTGTGTATGAGTTCTCATCATTTTTGCGAATGTTATATGGTGGGTAGTTCGGAATGTTTTTAGTTAGATCAGCATGCAAAGACTGTAACTGTTTTGCGTGATCTTCAAAACCGACAAAGAATTTGTCGAAGTCCTTAAATCCTGGACCAAATAATGCAATGTTTGGAAAATTATTTCCCATAGTGTTCTCCTATTAAGCGAGTTAGAAAAACTCTCAAGCAAATCCCCGAAGGCGAAATGAAGAGAGCCATATTAAAATGCTGGTTACTGGTTCCAGCGACAACTTAACGTATTGACAGCTTTACCAACGATTCGTAACTTAGTGGTCCCAAGGTGAATTCTTAAACAGCATCTGGTTCAAAGGGGGTAGCAAATTCTTTAGCAGGATCTTTTCCAGGAAATGATTCTGCTGCTGGTACAGTAGTTGGAGGAGTAGAAAGATGCTCTACTCCCGCAAGTTCTACCATCGTTTGTATATATGCTTCTGCAGCTGCTTTTTCTGCTGCTGTTTGGCCAATGCCTTGTGGTTCTGCCATATAAATCCCCTAAGTGTTAAGCTGCTGGAGTTTCAGCTGCAGCAGCAGCTGCAGCAGCAGCAGCAAGTGTTTCTGCTTGTGGGTCACCTTGTTGTTTGATCTTGCTGATCAACTCAACAACTTCCTGAAAAGGATGTTTACCCAACACTGCAAGAATAGTGTTTACTTCATTAATTTCAAGTTCAAGTTTAATCATTTTGTGTTTCCTTTATTTATAAAAATCATTTAGTTTTTTTACCGATATTATATTTCGGTACTAATTCCCATTGTTCCTTCTCCTTGAAGGAAACTACTTTAATTTGCGACAGAGATGCTTTCTGATCCGCTTGAGAATTATTTAGGATCTTTAATAGATCCCAATCCTGAAGCAATCCAGCGATAGCATTTCTACGCTCAATATCACCAGCAGTGATATTCGATTCTTTACCGTCCAAAGCAAATAGTTCTTTAAAGTGAACGATAAAGTACCTACCTTGTTTATGCAAAATGTGGCAAGATTGGTATAATTTGTTTTCTTTCCTAGAAGCGATTCCAATGCGAGTCAAAGTTTCACGAACCTTTAGAAAGTTATCAGGCTCTGGTAAACTCACTTCAAGCATGGACTCTGGCGTCCAGTCGTAATAAATCATTTCAACAGTCATGATTTTCCACCTTTATATAGTTTTTCTTTTATCATAATCAAGTCATTCTCGGAAAGCACTTTTAATGCTTCATTCGCTTTTTCACTTGAATACCCATAATACTCTTTAACGAGTTCTAGAGATTCAGTTTCGGAATCCTTTTTGGACCACTTACTAAACCTCTTCTTCCTCGAAATAATATTTAGGAAAAAGAAAAACTGCATATCCTTATCCAAACTCGGATGTTGGTTCATCTGGTTTGCATAAAAGATAGTATCGGGAAAATACGATAACCCTCTATTTATAAGAAAAGGTTTATAATCCTTCCCTGCTTGGGGGTCTTCTTCAAATAAATTCTTTTTACTTTGGTTTATAGCATTTAAAAAATCAAAGGGGGACATATTCGTTCACAATCCATCGCGATGCGGCATCCTGTGCTTTTTCAATTGTGTGGAAAGTCTCATATTGAGTATTGGCTGTTTCTTCATCATAGAAAGCAACAGAAAAATCATTAGTAATTAATGCCTCAATAGAAGCTGTTCTATTACCATTCTCATAAAAATCTTGCATATTAAAATCCCATGTCTTTTAAATTCTGTTTATCTGCCAGAAATTTTTTATCAGGAAACATATCTGCAAGAACTGATTCAACTTCTTGTTTAGTTTTACCCTGAGCCATAAAAGTATTTCTCTCTTTATCGTATATATAAAAAACATCATGATGCTTTTCAATATTGATTTGAATAAAATGTTCAGAAACTTCTTCATGAACAACAGAGTCCATCTTCTTCATGAACATATCAACTTGTCTTTTTGAATGACGTTCTCTAGCATACCATCCATAAACAGCACCCATAAACCAAATAATAATCCACCACAAATAATCAAATAAGTCCATATGTTTCCTTACTTAAATTTGCAATTGGCCATAATCTCGGTCAATGCTGCCATAATATTTAGTTCATGGTCGGCTACAAATGCTGCTTTATATTGATAGTCTGCCAATACTAATACTAAAGAAGGAATACTTTCTGGAACCATAAAGGTTACTGAAGCATCATAGAGTTCACGGAATAGTGCCACGGTATCTGAATCAGAATTTTTACCAACCCACTTGCGAACATTAGTAAAGTCTTTGTCCTTCATTAATTTGATTAAGTCTTTGAAAGATTCCTGACTCATATTAACAAGAATACCAGAATCAATCTTACCCGAAACGCTATAACGCTGAAGTTCATTTAGAACCCTACGATAATCAGGGAAGTGTTTGGTGATTAACTCAGCAACTACCTTCTGATCAAAGTCTATATTCTCTTGCTTGAGGATCTGAGAAGCACGTTTAAAGAACTGCCCAAGGAGAACCTGTTTATCTTTGGCATCAATCTTAAAGTCAATACAAGCACAACGAGAATGAATCGCTTCTAGGATACGATTCTTAAAATTACAGGTAAAGATAAACCTACAATTAGCAGAGAACTCTTCAATGAAACTACGCAACGCTGGCTGAGTAGAATTGGCTTGGAGGTAATCTGCCTCATCAATAATGATAATCTTTGGGGAATCCGTCAACGATACAGTGGAGGCAAATCCTTTAATCTTAGTTCGGAGAGTATCAATACCTGATTCCTCTGAGCCGTTGATCATAATAAAGTCTGCCCCAATTTCATTACATAGTGCCTTTGCTACAGTAGTTTTACCAATACCAGCAGTTCCAGAAAGCAAGAAATGGGGTAGTTCTCCTTGGCTAACATACTGCTTAAAAGTTTCTTTCAATTCATCTGGAAGGACACAGTCATTAATTGTTTGTGGGCGATACTTCTCTACCCACAGGAATTGGTCATCACGAAATTCAATCATCACTTACTCCATTATAATTTTATTAAACTCAACTTTGTTCACAAACTTATTACTTTGCAATAAATTGGCATGCTCAATATAATGTCCAGTACTTATTCTATCCAGATATCCATTATAACGCTTGAGTTCTTCATCAATTATACCTTGACCAACTGTTGCGAGTAAAGTTTTCTTGATATGTTCTTTGTCAAATAACCCAAGACCATCCATAACTTGTCCCCAATTTGCACCAGTAAACATTTTAAATTCACCATAGAACGCAGAATCATATGGTAATGTCTTTTTAAATACTTGCAAATGTTCTTTGATAAAATCAGTTTGAGTCATTAACGAAGGTAGTGCTCTCCAAAATTCAGTATCATCTCTCTTGGTAATATAATGTAACTGGATAAAATCTACCATGTTATCATAGCACTCTATGAATTTTCTATCATAGGTTTGTGCTACCTTTCTATCTTCTTCCCATGCTGGCAGCATTTGGCATAGTGACATTGTTTGAAGAATTGTATTACCAATACTAGTAGCCTCAAGTGGCTCTAAAAATGATGCAGATAATCCAACTGATACGCAATTATTAATCCAAAATTTATCTACACGCCCAGCCTCAAACTTAATATCCTTAGCAACATTTACTTCTTCTTTATAAACTGATTGAATCTCATCATGGGCTTTTGTGGAATCAATAAACTCATCACAGAAAACATAACCATTACCATACCTACCTTGAGTAGATATTCGCCAGTTCCATCCAGAAGATAAAGCACGAGACAATGTATATGGTTTTAAATCAGATATATCATCAGTTGGAAATGCTAAAGCATGGTTCATTGGCAGATACTTTTTGTATGATAC